TTAAAGTTATCAAAGAAGACACAATCAACAAATGGGACAAATTAGGCTTTTTAGAAGGTCTTAAAGGTCACCAAAAGGAAAACGTAGCTCAGTTATTTGAGAACCAAGCATCATATTTGATCAATGAAGCTGCAACAACAGACTCATCAGGTTCTTTCGAAACTGTAGTTTTCCCAATCGTTAGAAGAGTTTTCTCTAAATTATTAGCTAACGATATCGTATCAGTACAAGCAATGAACTTACCAATCGGTAAATTATTCTACTTTGTACCTCATATCCAAAGATATCAATCACCTAACGAGTTATTACCTCAAAATGGTGGAGATCACTACGCACCTTATGGTTCACCAAACGGTCCTGCATCTCAAAACGCTGGGTATAACACAAATGATAAAGATCTTTATGACCTTTTCTATGAAGGTAACGAACCAGATTTGGATCCTCCAGGTCTTTTCGATTATTCTAAAGGTACATTCTCTGCAATGACTTATTCAGCTCAAACTAACGTTTGGGATTCAGCAGGAAATGCATTAATTCAATCGGCTTATACCGCAGGTACTTACAGAAAAGTTATTATTGGTTTATCTGGATTCAATTCAGCAGGTCAAGGACAATTAATCGGACCAGATGGTAACGAACAAGATACAGAAGCTTTCTTAGCATCTCTTCAAGTGTTAGCTAACGTATATTCAGATGGAACAAACCCTAACGGTTTCTCAGGAGTATCATCACCATGTTTATTTAGAGTTGTAACTCAAGTTTATGGTCAAGGTATCGTACAATACGGTAATAATAACGCAACTACAACATTCCCTGGAACAGGAAATGGTGGTTCTTACAATGATGTTTGTGATGCTAATGGAATTATCTATTTAGAAGTTGACTTACAAGTTCCTTGTGAAGTTGGAGCAAATTCTTTAGATGGTTATTCTGGATACACTACAACAACTGCATCACCAATCGATGCATTCAAATGTAAGTACAGAGTTTACAAAGAAATGGAATTCGAAGATAGATTAGGTGAGGTTTCTTTTGACCTTCAAGCAGTAACAGTTTCTGTTACAGAAAGAAAGTTAAGAGCACAATGGTCACCTGAATTGGCTCAAGACGTTGCGGCATTCCACAACATCGATGCTGAAGCTGAATTAACAGCTTTATTATCTGAGCAAGTTGCAGCAGAAATCGACAGAGAAATCTTGAGAGATCTTAGAAAAGGTGCATCTTGGAACTTAAGATGGAACTACAACGGATGGAAGCAATTAGGTAACAACGCAGTTCCTTACACTCAAAAAGATTGGAACCAAACGTTGATTACAGCAATCAACCAAATTTCAGCTCAAATCCACAAATCTACTTTAAGAGGTGGAGCAAACTGGATCGTTGTATCTTCTGAAATCAGTGCTATTTTTGATGACTTGGAGTATTTCCACGTTTCAAACGCAGCTCCTGAGCAAGATCAATACAACATGGGTATTGAAAGAGTTGGTACTTTAGCTGGACGTTACCAAGTGTATAGAGATCCTTACTTCCCTGCTAACCAAGTGTTATTGGGTCACAAAGGAACTTCTTTACTTGACACAGGTTACATCTACGCACCATACGTACCTTTACAACTTACACCTACAATGTACAATCCGTTTAACTTCACTCCAATCAAAGGTATCATGACTAGATACGCTAAGAAGATGGTGAACAACAGATTCTACGGTAGAATTACAGTTGATGGAGTTAGAACTTTCGACTTAAGAGAATTGAGATAATCAATTATCTAACAATACAAAAGGGTCCTCAAAAGGGACCCTTTTTTTTATTTAAGATATTTATTAACATGATTAAGCAAAACTTTAGTATTAGTTCTGACGAAGTTGTTAGAATTTTACAAATGCATGAGAATGCGACCAAAAATCATTATTTGATTAAGGAACAAGTAAAAAAAACAACTGAATTAGCTCCAAAAGAATTCTCTTTACCTGCTCAGACTTTCAAATCAGGATATCATAGTGAATCTTCATTGGATCCTTCACAAAAACAATCCATTGAATCTGTTTTGAATCAGATGGCTAATTACATAAAGGAAAAGAAAGGTATACCCATGGGTATACAAATTGTAACAGGTGAGTCAATACCAACTAATTATGATAAAGAAAATAGTAAGACTTTAGGTAAGGGTGAATTAGCAAAACTTAGAGGAAAAACTATTAAGAATATTTTAACAAATTTTTTCCAAGGATTAGTTGATAAGAAACTAATTCCTTCAATGCCACAAATACCTGAACCAAAAACAAATGTGGAACTTAAAATGAAACAAGTTCCGTATGTTAAAGGTACTGATAGTCCTACTGATAAAAAGTATGAGGCAGATCAATTCATTAAATTCTCTATTGTGTCATCGGGTAAAGAAACTACAGAATGTTTAGTTGGTTTAAATGTGAGATTTTTATACATAAATCAAGCAGCTTCTAATGAACGTCCGTGTAGAGGTGGTCACACCTGTAATGATGCAAGGTTTGATGTTTATCTAAATAAAACTTTAATTGGTGTGGCAGATCTTAACAATTTGGGTTGTACTGGACAAGAATGTAACAGACAATCAAATTTAGTGGTAACTCAAGAAATGGTTAATTCTATTGTTAATCAACCGAGCTTCGATAATAAATTAATGTTGTGGTACAAATGTAAATCGGCAAACTGTCACTCATCTGTACCTGAAATTTACATATACGACGATAAAAAAACCCTACTATTCCCTAATTCATCGTTTCCTAACCCATGCGTAGCCCCTATGGCGAGTAGAGGAGACCAAGGTAGTAAGGTACTTATGTTTTTAGATGGTTGTGGAAATCCAGTCAACGTTGATCAAACAACTTCTGCCGCAGAAATGAAAAAATTGGGTGATGAAATGGCTGCGGATGCAAATGCCGAAAAGGAAAAACAAGATGCACTTAATAAAGTAGAACAAGAAAAAATTGCCAAACAAAAACAAATTGAGGTTGAAAACCAACAAAAATTCTTAAATGACGTTCAAACAATAGGATTAAGTTTTGTTCCTGGCAGGTCAAATACCAATGTATTTGATAAGGGGTTTTATGATATTACTGAACAGGTAAATCAAGGAAATTCACTACTACTTACAGTAATTCCAAAACAAAGTGGTTTTGTTCAATACTTTATGAATCCTTATACAAATAAATTGGTAAGATATAATACCAAAAAAGAAGTACCATTTAAAGTTATCATACCTATTATACCAATTTCGACTAAAGAAAAACAAGGTAGATTTATTAAAGACAACTTATTAGTACCTATTGGTAATGAATTATATTTTGCAACAAATCCAGTTGCAGGAACTAAAAATACTATGGGAGCAATCATTAGTCCTACTTTTGAATAATAGTTTCAATTTCAAAAGTATCTTTTAATCTTGTTGAATCGTATAAACGATCTACAAACTCTTTAGTATATTTTCGTATTTGTCTTTTACTTCCCGTTTTTTCCTTGGGCCACTTTGGCATTTTTACAGTTGTTTCTTTTTGTGTTTTACAAGATAGAACAAAAAAGAATGCGATTATTAAAAGTAAGACTCTCATTTATTTATAGTTTATACAAAGATACGCGTTTTATTTAAAATAAAAATTTTTTAATTATATTTATTCTCAGATTTTAGTTTATCAGTCCCCAGTCTAAATGACTGTAGAGTATTCACGGATACGAAGGTATTGGTAACGTAGTCATAAGCTAATATAAAATTAAAAAAACATGAATTACGCAACACAAGTGAGCAATCCGACTGCGCACATCACAAAGAAAAAGTCGAGATTAAAAGTCTATAACGGAAACGTTGTCTTTCTTAACGATAAAGACAACTTCGAATTCGAAATCCATAATCCAAAAAACAAAACGGTTCTCTGTAAAATCAAATTGAATGGTGAATACATATCCACAGGTGGTATTGTATTAAAACCAGGACAGAGAGTGTTTTTAGAACGTTTCCTCGACTCCAATAACAAGTTTGAGTTCAGTACCTATAAAGTAAAAGATACGTCTGAAAACAGGTCTGCAATCGATTTAAATGGAAATGTATTAATTGAGTTCTACGATGAACAACAAGTTGTAAATAATTTCTATTTAGGTGGAAGAACATTGTATGGTGGTCCAAATACCGCTGGGTATGTCCCACAATTTGGAACAACAATTACTACAACAGGAGGAGTTACATATGGAACAACTAATCTTAGTAATTATAACTCAACTTATACAAGTTCTGTTACTTCAGATACTTTTAGAAGTAAATTTGATACATCAAGTACATTATTAAGAGGACCAAAAAAGAAAAGCAAATCAATTGAAACGGGTAGGGTTGAAAAGGGTGATGAATCCGATCAATCTTTTACCAATTCATACGAACAATTTAATTATCACACATCACATACCATTAAGTTTAAGATTCAACCATTAAGTAATAAAAATGTTACTGTTGAGGAAATTAGGTCTTATTGTACTGAGTGTGGAACCAAGATGAAAAAGAATTATAAGTTCTGTCCATCTTGTGGAAATAAGTTATAAAAGAAAAAGGGTCCCGTGAGACCCTTTTTTTATTCTGTAGATAATATTCTTAGTGATTTTGAAATTGATTCTGATTCTTTCATATCATATAATCCTCTGTCATATCCAAATTTAAGAGCCTCGGTTATTATAAAAATAGCTTGTTCCTTTTTTAGATTGTCTAAAAAAATACCCAATGACTCATCATTTGCGTATTGAATGGTACCAAATAATGCACCTTGAATTTGTTGTTCTGTCGATCCTGTCATAATACTAATTTAATATATTTATTAGTATGAGTAAAGATTTTTTAAAAGAAGATTTAGCTGTTTGGTTTGGTACTAAAAAAAAACCAAAGGGTAGTAAACAACCTCAGGGTCCTTGGGTTAATATTTGTAGAAAAGATAAAAACGGAAAACATACTCCTTGTGGACGACCTGAATCAGAAGATAAGGCATATCCAAAATGTAGGGCGATGGGTGTTGCTAGAAAAATGTCTGAAGACCAAAAGAGAGCTGCTTGTAGACAAAAAAGAACCGCAG